ACGATCTTTCACCAGATCTTGGACATTGGCAGAGGACACGGAAGTTAGATCAGTTGAATTTGAGGATGGGTTGTTAAGTATTGTTCTGGGAAGAATTGTGCCCGAACATCATCAAAAGAAGGTCTGGTTCTGATACGCTAACTGATTTTTGATACGGTTGATACAGAAGTGTATCACTGTGATACAGTATACTCTATATAATTATGTAATCGATTATGAGGTATCAATGAACTTCACTACCACTGCCTTAGCAGCTGGAACTCTAATGACTATTTTTATTGGAGTTCCTATTACTACATTCGTTTCTTAGAATATGGAAATCTTAGCAACTCTTGCCATTTTTGGCGTAGTAATGAGTGGAGCATTTGCACTTACCCCTAAAAAATGAATACTAAATAAAATTGAATATCGTCGTCGCAGAGGACAACTGGCAAAATCCAGTAAGTCCTCTATTTTTTTGGAGATTATTATGAGTTTACAAGTCAACGATTCATTAGTTCAGGGATTTATTCAAAAAGAATTAGAGAGACAACAGAATCATCTAGAGATGATTGCTAGTGAGAACTTTACGTCTCTTGATGTGATGGAAGCTCAGGGTTCAATTCTTACTAATAAGTATGCTGAAGGATTGCCTGGTAAAAGATATTATGGTGGATGTGAATGGGTTGACCAAATTGAAGATCTAGCAAGAGAAAGAGTAAAAAAACTATTCAACGCTGAGTGGGCAAATGTCCAACCTCATAGTGGAGCACAAGCAAATGCTGCTGTATTTCTTGCTCTTCTGAAACCAGGAGACACTGTTCTATCTCTTGATCTATCTCATGGTGGTCATCTATCCCACGGATCAAAAGTTAATATGTCGGGTAAGTGGTTCAATGTTTGCCACTATGAAGTTGATGAGACTGGTAGATTGGACTATGATAGGATATTAGAACTTGCAAAGGAGTGTAAACCACAACTTATCATCTGTGGATTCTCTGCATACACTAGAACGATTGATTTTAGTAAGTTTAGAAATATTGCTGATGAAGTTGGATCATACCTATTAGCAGACATTGCACATATTGCAGGATTGGTTGCTTCGGGTGTTCATCCATCACCACTTCCATATGCAGATGTAGTTACCACAACAACTCACAAGACTCTGAGAGGTCCTAGAGGTGGGTTGATTATGTCTAATGATGTAGAGATGGGTAAGAGGTTAGACAAGGCAGTATTTCCAGGAACTCAGGGTGGTCCATTGGAACACGTAATTGCTGCAAAAGCAGTTGCATTCGGTGAGGCACTTAAACCAGAATTCAGAGAATATTGTCTTCAAGTTGTTGCTAATGCAAAATCTCTTGGTCGTAGATTAATTGAAAATGGTATCAATATTGTGTCTGGTGGAACAGATAATCATATTGTTCTGCTTGATTTGAGAAGTCTAGGAATCACGGGTAAGTTTGCTGATCAACTTGTGAGTGAAATTAATATCACTGCGAACAAAAATACAGTTCCTTTTGATCCTGAGTCTCCCTTCGTTACCAGTGGATTACGTTTAGGCACTGCTGCTCTTACTACTAGAGGGTTTGATGAAAACGACTTTGTTGAAGTTGCTGATATTATTGCAAGTCGATTAAACAACTATGAGCAAGATGGGAATAAAGAAGAATGCCTAAGAAGAGTGTCTAAACTTTGTAAAGGTAATCCTCTCTACTAAATAAAATTGAATATCGTCGCCGCAGAGGGGCAACTGGCACAATCCAGTTGACGCCCCTCTTTTTTCTTGCTATAATGACTGGACAGCAGATCTGACTATGAGTGTAAAATTAGCATTATTGAAATCGGGCGAGGTTCTGATTTCTGATATCAAAGAGCTTGTTGATGAAAACAAAGTTATTGGATATCTATTTAATAAACCTAAGAAAGTTGATATGTCTACTCCGATGTTTCTTTCCGAAGAAGTATCTAATCAAACTTCTGTTGAGGTTTCCCTTTCATCTTGGTTTATGATTACTGATGATGAAGAATTTGCTATTCCAAAAGATTGGATTGTTACTGTGATGAATCCAGTTGATAGAGTTTTGGCAATGTATGAAAAATATACTGATGGAGAATCAGAAAATGATTAAGTGTTTGTTACTGAAAACAGGAATTACAGTAGTATCTGAGATGCTTGAAGTTGGTGCCGAAGTTGGTGAACCAGACTGTCGCCTTGTAAATCCTTGTGAAATTGGTGAGAATGGTCAGTTGAGTCGTTGGCCATCTTGCACGGATCAAAGATCTCTCATGCTGGGATCTGATAATTTTATAACGATTGTTGATCCATCCGAACAAGTTATGAAACAGTATAAGGAGGTTGTTGGATGACTTATAAAGTATTGAGTATTGACCTTGATTATATCATGGGTCCTTCAATAGAAACTTATTCAAATATATTATTTGATGAAGATCCTATGACTAGGTGGAAGCATCTATATGAATATACTCAGTTCCGAGAATCTCAATTTTATGCAGATACTTCATCTGTAATTTATTGCTATGATGTATTTTTAAAAGCTTTAAAGAATTGTTCCAATGTTAGTTTTGGATATGAACATGATGAGATTTTATATGAACTCCAGAGTCATAAAAATATTGATCTAATCAATATTGATCATCATGATGATATCTTCTGTAATGATTTTTCTGATGATTTTCCTGGGGGAGAAAATTTAGAAGCAGAATATCAAGCACTGAGAATGTTTGATAGAGTGCATGAGGGTAATTGGGGTGCTTGGTTGCATGTAAAAAATAAACTAAACAAGTTTACCTGGATTACGAATCCAAACAGTCGTAATTTGCAAAAGAATAGTTTTAATTATGAAGTTTTAGGTGATAAGTATGAAACTTATACTAGAGATAGTTATAAGTTTGAAGACTACAAATTTGATTACATCTTTGTATGTCTTTCTCCACAGTATATGCCCCAAGCACACTGGCATTACTTTACAATGTTCATGATGGCGTATGAGACCTACACTGGTAATAAGGTGGATGTAAACACCTTTGCCAAGCGAAAGTTCATGCAGGAAAACAAATTTAGTCAAGTAACTGATGCGATTCTACACAAACGTTCAAATGGTGGGTAATAACTTCCTCGTGCGAGGTTATGAAGATGGACGCCACTTCATGACTCGCGAGAAGTTTTATCCAACTCTTTTTGTTAATAGCAAGAAAAAAACCAAATACAAAACTCTTGAAGGTGAATATGTTGAATCTGTTCAACCAGGAACTGTCCGTGATTGTCGAGAGTTTATTAAAACTTATGATGGTGTAGAGGGATTTAAGATTTCTGGTAATGAACGTTTTATCTATCAGTATATTTCTGAGAACTATTCTGAAAATGAAATCAAGTTTGATATTAGTAAAGTCAAACTTGCAACTATCGATATTGAGGTTGCCTCTGAAAATGGATTCCCTGATGTAGAATCTGCTGCTGAGGAAGTCTTACTTATTACTATTCAAGATTACAATACTAAGGAAATTGTTACCTGGGGGCAAGGACCTTTTAAACTGAAACAAGGTAATCACTACTATAAGCAGTTTAACAATGAGTATGATCTTCTCAATGATTTCATCAACTGGTGGATGATTGAAGAGAATACTCCTGAGGTTCTGACTGGTTGGAATAGTAAACTGTATGATATTCCATATCTGGTTCGCCGTATGGATAGAATCATCGGTGAAAAGTTGATGAAGCGTCTTTCTCCTTGGGGATTGGTAACAGAGCATGAGATCTTTATTGCTGGTAGGAAGCAACTTTCCTATGATATTGGTGGAATTTCTCAGTTAGATTATCTTGATCTATACAAGAAGTTTACATATAAAGCACAGGAATCTTATCGTTTGGATTACATTGCCAGTGTAGAACTTGGGCAGAAGAAACTCGATCACTCTGAATTCGACACATTCAAAGATTTTTATACTAAAGGGTGGCAAAAATTTGTAGAATACAATATCATTGACGTGGAACTTGTCGACCGTATGGAGGACAAGATGAAACTCATTGAACTCGCTCTTACTATGGCATATGATGCCAAGGTGAATTATGAAGACGTGTTCTCACAAGTTCGTATGTGGGACACCATCATTTATAATTATTTAAAGAAGAGAAATATTGTTATTCCTCCTAAGGTGCGTTCTGATAAAAATGAAAAGTATGCGGGGGCATATGTCAAAGAACCGATTCCAGGAAAGTATGATTGGGTGGTTAGTTTTGACCTCAATAGTCTGTATCCCCATCTTATTATGCAATACAACATCTCACCAGAGACGCTTCAAGATACCAGGCATCCATCAGCAACTGTTGATAAGATACTTGATAAGCAAATAACTTTTGAGATGTATAAGGATAGTGCGGTATGTGCTAATGGTGCCATGTATCGTAAAGATGTTCGTGGATTCTTACCAGAACTAATGGAGAAGATATATAAGGATCGAACTGTCTTCAAGAAAAAGATGCTTCAAGCAAAGCAAGATTATGAGAAGACTGCAACTAAAGAATTAGAGAAAGAGATTGCTCGGTGTAATAATATTCAGATGGCACGTAAGATTCAACTTAATAGTGCTTATGGTGCTATTGGTAATCAGTATTTTAGGTATTACAAACTTGCTAATGCTGAAGCAATTACTCTTTCTGGACAGGTAGCAATTCGTTGGATTGAAAATCGAATGAATAAGTATCTAAATAATCTTTTGCAAACGGAAGGTGTGGATTATGTCATTGCATCTGACACTGACTCAATCTATCTTAATCTTGGACCTCTTGTTGATAAATTTTTTAGTGCTAAGTCTAGCGATAAAACAGCAATTGTGGCAATACTTGATAAGATCTGCCAAGAAAAATTTGAACCTTTTATCGAACGTTCATACCAAGAACTTGCGGATTATGTTTCGGCGTATGAGCAAAAAATGCAAATGAAGCGTGAGAATATCGCTGAACGTGGTATCTGGACTGCGAAGAAGCGATATATTCTCAACGTGTGGAACAGTGAGGGGGTTCAATATACTGAACCTAAACTCAAGATGATGGGTATTGAGGCAGTTAAATCTTCAACTCCAGCGCCTTGTAGGAAGATGATTAAAGATGGTCTGAAGTTGATGATGAATGCAACTGAAGAAGATGTTATTGATTTTATTGAAAACTGTCGAACAGAATTCAAGAATCTTCCTCCCGAACAGATTGCCTTTCCTAGGACTGCATCTGATGTTCGCAAGTACCATTCACATGCTGATATTTACATGAAGGGAACTCCCATTCATGTTCGTGGTGCTCTTCTGTTTAATCATTATATAAAAGATAAGAAACTTACAAATAAGTATTCTCTTATTGGTAATGGTGAAAAAATTAAATTCATTTACTTGAAAAAACCAAATATCATTCAGGAAAACGTGGTTTCTTTTATCCAAGATTTTCCACATGAACTTGGTCTTGACAAGTATATCGACTATGAACTACAATTCCAAAAGAGTTTTGTAGAACCACTCAAAGCAATCCTAGATGCGATTGGGTGGAACGTTGAAAAAACTGTAAACCTGGAACTATTTTTTGGATAATGGACCTGCCTATTAACGACAAAGAACTTGGTACTATTATTAGTGCTATGCGTCTCGGAGGAGATGCTGCCCTTTATCAGAAACTGAAGAGGATTAAGGATATCCGCGATGCTAACCCAGGCGGACCTTACAAAAAAATTGCCCGTGAAGATTATGGAATTGTAATGTAATGGATTTTTTAAACGAAATTGTAAAAGAGATTGGAGATGACTATACCAAACTGGCAAAAGACATCGACGACACAGAAACTTACGTGGACACAGGTTCGTACATCTTTAACGGACTCGTTTCAGGTAGTATATTTGGTGGTGTATCTGGGAATAAGATTACTGCCATTGCTGGGGAGTCTTCTACTGGCAAGACTTTCTTTTCTCTCGCTGTCGTCAAAAACTTTCTTGATTCTAATCCTGACGGATATTGCCTTTATTTTGACACCGAGGCAGCAGTTAATAAATCTCTTCTCGAAAGCAGAGGAATTGATCTCTCACGTCTGGTCGTGGTTAATGTAGTTACTGTTGAAGAGTTCCGTAGCAAGGCACTCAAAGCAGTAGATTTATATTTAAAAAAATCTGTAGAAGAGCGCAAACCCTGTATGTTTGTGCTAGACTCTCTGGGGATGCTTTCCACTGAGAAAGAGATTACTGACACACTCAACGATAAAATGGTTCGGGATATGACTAAATCCCAACTAATCAAAGGTGCGTTCAGAATGCTCACACTCAAGTTGGGTCAAGCAAACATTCCAATGATTGTTACTAATCACACTTACGATGTTATCGGTGCATATGTTCCAACCAAAGAGATGGGTGGCGGTTCTGGTCTTAAGTATGCGGCGTCCACGATTATTCACCTTACTAAAAAAAAGGAGAAGGATGGAACAGAAATCATTGGAAACCTTATCAAGGCAAAGACTGCTAAGTCGCGTTTAAGCAAGGAGAATCAAAATGTCACGGTGCGTCTTTATTACGATGAGCGTGGTCTTGATCGATATTATGGTCTTCTTGAACTCGGTGAGATTGGCGGACTTTGGAAAAATGTAGCAGGTCGTTATGAGATAGATGGCAAGAAAGTATATGCCAAGGCGATCTTGAAAGATCCCGAAACTTACTTCACCCCAGAGGTGATGGAAAAACTGGACACTATTGCAAGAGAAACTTATTCTTATGGAGCGAATTGAGACAACTATTCTGCGAAACCTTGTTTTCAACGAAGAGTACTCTCGCAAAGTAATTCCGTTTATTGAACCTGATTATTTTGAACAGAGAACCGAAAAGATTATCTTTGAGGAGATTACTCAGTTTATTGTGAAATATGGCAATGCTATCACTATAGAAGCACTTGCCATTGAATTAGAAAATCGCACCGATCTCTCTGAAATGGAGGTCAAGGAAACCCGTGAGATTACCTCATCTCTTACGGATGCTCCTGCCGATAATAAGTGGTTGGAAGATACTACTGAAAAGTGGTGTCGCGATCGTGCCATTTATTTGGCACTGATGGAATCTATCAGCATTGCTGATGGACAAGATGAGAAGAAAACCCGTGATGCTATTCCGTCTATTCTTTCGGATGCACTTGCAGTTTCTTTTGATAATCACATTGGGCACAATTACTTAGAAGATTATAAAGAGAGATATGAATTTTATCATCAGAAAGAAAATCGTATCCCCTTTGATCTTGAATATTTTAATAAGATTACGAAAGGTGGTCTAGTTAACAAGAGTCTTAATATCGCTCTTGCTGGGACAGGTGTTGGTAAGTCTCTATTCATGTGCCACGTTGCTAGCTCCGTGCTGCTCCAAGGAAGTAATGTCCTTTACATTACAATGGAGATGGCAGAGGAAAAAATTGCTGAACGTATTGATGCAAACCTCCTGAATGTTCCTATTCAAGATTTGGTAGATATTCCTAAATCTTCATTTGAAAACAAAGTCAATAACCTGACAAAGAAAACTCAGGGTCAACTTATAATTAAAGAGTATCCGACTGCAAGCGCACATAGTGGACATTTTAAAGCACTTCTTAATGAACTTGCACTTAAGAAGTCTTTTAAACCTGATATCATATTTGTGGATTATCTCAATATTTGTGCCTCGTCACGTTACAAAGGATCTGCCAATATTAATTCCTATACTCTTGTTAAGTCGATTGCAGAGGAACTTAGAGGATTGGCTGTCGAAGCCGAGGTCCCTATCGTATCTGCCACCCAGACCACTCGTTCTGGTTATGGTAGCTCTGATGTTGACCTTACTGACACTTCTGAGTCCTTTGGTCTCCCTGCTACTGCTGATCTTATGTTTGCCCTTATTAGCACTGAGGAACTTGAGCAGTTGGGACAGATTATGGTGAAACAGTTAAAGAATCGCTACAATGATATTTCTGTTTATAAACGTTTTATTGTAGGTATCGATCGTGCCAAGATGAGACTGTATGATTGTGAGCAAACAGCACAAGAGAATATACTTGACTCTGGGCAAGAAGAGCAGTATAATTATGATGATGAAAAGAAACCTAAAAAAGCATTCGACGGATTTAAATTCTAATGAGTAAGCAAGTTGATTTTGAAAAGTATCAGAAGTTTGTAGACGCTGTTACTTCGGACCAATCTACAGATTTTGTTGCCCTTGCAGATCGTTTAGTTGAACTAGATGAAAAAGGTGCAAACATCGAACGTCTTCTAACCGCTGGCGTTGGTATCAATGCTGAAGGTGGAGAGTTCCTTGAAATTATCAAGAAAATGATTTTTCAAGGCAAACCTTGGGATGAAGCAAACAAAGAACATCTGTTTATCGAACTCGGTGATCTGATGTGGTATGTTGCTCAAGCGTGTATGGCACTTGGATATTCTCTTGATGAAGTCGTTGCTCGCAATGTTAAGAAACTTGAGAAGCGTTATCCTGGTGGACAGTTTGATGTATACTATTCCGAGAACCGTGAAGAGGGGGACTTGTGACTGACATCAATGTCACTTTGAAGTTGAGGCAGGCAGCAGCAGTGCGTGATGCATTATTCCGCTCTACTGCTAAAGACAGTTACGAATTTCCAGGGCAAAGAACTGTTGAAATTCGAGAAGCAATTCTTATCCTAGATGAAAAAATTGAAGAGTCTTTAAATGCTAGCGAAAACACTTGAATCTATTGCTAAGAATGAACTCTACATGGGTTACATCTTTGGTATTATGATCTTGGGTGGATTCATTCGTGATTACAGTGCTCTTGAAGATGTATATGCCTTAGCAAAGAAGTATATCAAGGACAATCGTGTCCTTGTTATTATCACCTCACTGTTGGGTGGTATACTTCCTATCCCTGGACGTGTAGCATTGTCTGCACCACTCCTAGATGGTATTGCTCCACGGGATCAGGAGCGTCGTTCTGATTTTGGTGTGATTGATTACCTATCAGTTCACCATTACTATTGGTGGTCTCCACTAGAGAAAACTGTTGTTCTACCTATGGCAGTGATGGGTATATCCTATGGAACATTCTTGGGATATACCATTGTTCCTTTGCTTATCACTTTGGCATATACTTGGTGGTATATCTTTACTAAAGTTCCTGCATCATCTGTTGTCCCTAATCTAGAGTATGTTCGTGAGTTCAACTGGCGTCGTGCTCTTACTGGATGGGCACCACTGATTGCTACTGTGATTCTTTTATTGAATACAGGCAAAGGTGGGGCAATCTTCTTCTTCCCTTGGTTCCTTGGAATGGCAATCTATTATTCCATTGTGTTCAAAGATTGGAAATGGGGTAAGTGGTTGGATGGTAAGTTTGCCATCGTTGCCACACTTGTTCTTGCTCTTGGTGGTGTGGTAGGATTGGTGAAAGGACCAGTGATGGAGTATCTCAATGCAGCAACGCCAGGGATGCTTATTCCTGCTTCTTTAGTTGCTATGGTTGCTGCTTACATCATGGGTTCATCTGGTAAGTATGCTGGTATGACCTCTGCTCTTGTAGCAATCTTTGGACCTAATTATCTGGTATGGTTCCTTTGCACGGAGTATTCTGGTTATCTGATTTCACCAGCACATAAGTGTCTCATGATCGGACAACAGTATTTCGGCACACCAATTAAGAAATACTATACTGTGCTTTCTAGGTTGTGTGTTATACTGATCGGGTATGCAGCACTCACAACTTTCGTATTCTAATGTATACGATTCTTAATTATGCTACAGCATTTTGGACTGTAGTTGTTATGAATTGTATTCAACCTGTTAATTGGCAATACTGTTATCGGGTTGATCAGTGGTTAGTTCCTGAACTTCACGAAGGATGGAAACTATACACTAAAGAGGTAGTCCCATATCAAAAGGAAAAGGACTATCTCAAGGGGTTATAACTCAGTTGGTAGAGTGCCTGCTTTGCAAGCAGGATGTCAGGAGTTCGAGTCTCCTTAATTCCATAAATAAAAATAAAAAATGTCAGCGAACGACCTATTGCAATTGAATGCTGCTCTGAATGAGTTTCAAGCAAATAAGGAAGTGGACGATATGATTTCGGTTAAAAATGCTGGACCGAAAATTGTGGCATATGAAGTCAAATCTACTGATAGAGAAAAAACTCGTGAGGACGTAGAGGCAGCACTTAAAAAACATAAAGTTGGAACTATCACTAGAAATTTGATGTCAGTTTCTTCTATGAAAGTTACTGATTGTAAGTCTGGCGGAACAACTTATAGATTTATCTACAAACCAACAAAGGGTGGTATGTCACAAACCACTCTAAATGCAAGTATTACGGAATTATTTCCATGCATTGCTTTTGAAACAGGAATTAATTCAAGGCAAATAAAAAATGTTAGAGATTTTTATAATAAAATTATAGACAATAATACAAAAGACTTGGATTGTTATTTGAGTCCTAAAGATGCTGAAGCAGGTAGAGAGTTTATTAATAATGCAGAAAATGGAAAGTTCCAGGAGAAAGTTCAGAATGCAATTAATGTTTTAAAGTGGATTGAAGGAGTTCATAGATTTCACCCAATCCAAAATATCTACTGGGGTTATAGGGCAAAACCAAGAGGAGTGATGACAAATCATCCTGGTGATATATTCTTAAAATTTAAAAATGGTAAAATACTTGGTGTAAGTTTAAAAGCGGGTGGTGAAAAAACTGATGAACCTAAACTGAATACTTATGTAAAACCAATATTTGATTTCTATGGTAAATCAAATGATTATGAAAAGATAAAGGAAAGACTCTGGCCACAGTATGTAATTATTCCTGGTATAACTGAAGATGATAAAAATATGTGGGGAACACAGGCATTGGCATTAAAAACCTATGATTTTGAAAAGAAAGATGTAAAGACATATAATGAGTTATATGATAAAAATTTAGCGATCATCAAAGAAGAACTTTTAAAATTGTTGAATAATGATTTTGCAAAAACAAAAGAATGGTTATTAGAAAAAGTTGCACAACAACAGCAAGATGTTCCTTTAGTTGTTGTTAAAGCAACAGATAAACAAGCAAGAAGAGATAAATCTAGTGATATGTTAATTGAGGCACTTGCATCAGTTTCAAAAATTAAAGCACAACCACCGAAAGGATCTTCTAAACAAGGTTGGAATATTATGCTAACTGACGGGTCAAAGTTACAGTTGGATTTTACAACTAGAACGAACAAAGTTGGTGCTATGCATAAGATGGGACAATTCACCAATCTTGCTGTAAAATTTAATAAAGTAAAAAAAGCATGAATCATCTCGTTATTGAATTAATTAAATCTTTTGAACCAAGTCGTAAAAAAAGATTTAATGTGCAATATAATGAGTTTCTATCACACGTCTATATGATCTATGATAAGCAAATAACTCTCTGTCGTTCAGATTCTATTAAGAATAAATATATAAAAGAACGCAACGGTGTTTTAGAATACATCGCAAAGAATCGGAAAGTAATACAAAAACAATTTGACAAATGAAAAGTTTCTTCCAATTTTTTAAAGAGTCTACCGCTGTGCAGCAGGCAACCAGAATGGGTCTGCAGAGTGATGGTCATGGAGGATGGTATGATACTGATGGAGAGTTTGTTGCCAAGACTGATAAAGGTCAATTAAAATTCTTTAATAAGCGTCAGAGAGTAGGAAAGCAAGATCCTCCACAATCTGATAAAGAAAAGAAATTATCACAAGCAACATCAGAACCTGCACCTCAGCAACAGGAACCTGCTGCAGAAAAACCTGCTATGATTCCACCTGAGGTTGAAAAGACCAAAGGGACTCTGACTATTGCATTTGGGAGATTTAATCCCCCAACAACGGGACATGAGAAACTTTTAGATACTGTGGCATCATCTTCGGATGAGGGTGACTATGTTATTATTCCTTCACGTAGTCAGGATAAGAAGAAAAATCCTCTTGATCCTGATACCAAAGTCTCAGTAATGAGGCAGATGTATCCAAAACATAGTGAGAAGATTGTAAACGATCCTGCAAATCGCACTATTTTTGACGTTCTGAAGAAGGCACATAATGATGGTTATGCGAATGTGAGGATCGTTGGTGGCGGGGACAGAGTAAAAGAGTTTGAAAATCTTTCTGGTAATTACAATGGTAAGTTGTATCAGTTTGATAATATTGAAGTAACTTCTGCTGGTGATCGTGATCCAGATGCCGAAGGAACTGAGGGAATGTCTGCATCTAAGCAAAGAATGGCAGCAGCAGAGAATGATTTTAAATCATTCCGACAGGGTGTTCCTAAGTCTATGGATGATGAAGCAGCAAAGATGTTGTTCAATACTCTTCGTAAGTCGATGAAATTACAAGAGGGTTGGAGACTCTGGCAGATTGCTCCTAAGTATGATTGGAAAAATCTTCGTGAAAATTATGTTACTAAGAAGATCTATAGAATAGGACAGATTATTGAAAACGATAATACTGGATTAATTGGTGAGATTATTCGTAGAGGAACTAATCATCTTATTTGTGTGACAGAAGACGGAATCATGTTCAAATCTTGGATTAAAGATGTTATTGAAAGTAGAAAACATCTTGAGGAACCAATTAAAAATATTAAAAAATTGGTAGAAAAAGTAACAAGTTCTGAAAAAAATCAAAATTATAATAATCTAACTGATATTTCTGGTGTTCCTGCAGATCAAAGATTGATTGGAACTGATTCGCATCGTAAGTATGTTGAGACAATGGTGCCTGGAAGTCGTTACGGTTTACAATTCATAAATAAATATAAGAAAAAGTAGCGATCACATTAACTCCAATGAGCAAAGAAATACTTGAAGACATGCAGCAAGCACCTACTGTAGGTGCTGGCGGTGCAAAAGCAAAACTGGAGAAGCAAGCACGTCAACTTGCTTATGATACTAAGTATAAGGTAAAACAAGCACTTTCCGCTAAGAGTGGTGGAAATGCAGATCCTGCTGCTGTTGCCAAAATGTATTTGGCACAACTTGCTAAGTCACCTGCACCCCCAGCAATTAAGGCACTTGCCAAGAAGAAACTGATGGGTGAAGAGTATGTTGATGTTAAAGGTTTTGTTGTTGATTCCGTTACTGATGCATTACTAAAAGTCTTTGTTGAGAAGAAAGAAGATACTGTCGAAGAAGTAATCGAAGAAGAAAAAGGCGAGCAAAAGTTTCATATTAAGGTGACTGATAAGAAGACTGGTAATACTTATCATCGTTATGCAACTCGTGCGAAGATTTCAGAACTCCGTGCAAATTCAAACATCGCTACTGTTGAGATGTCTCATCAGGGAGAATCTGGAACCAAGGCAAAGAAAGATTATGATGGCGACGGTAAAGTAGAGAGTGGTTCTAAGGAACATGCTGGTGCAGTTCACAATGCTATTCAAAAAGCAAAGGGTGGAACTCCTGATGGAAAAGATACTCGTAAAGAAGAAGTAATACCAGAGGCAAAGTATGAGGATGGTGCATCAAATTATGGTAAGATGTCAATCCGAAATAAGAGAGCAGTGGGATATGGTGGTAATGCTGCACCTCCAGAGGAAAGAACGAAGGCACATGATGAGAGAATGAAGAAGCATAAAGCAGTGAAAGAAGAAGTTAAAATAGATGAGAGTCATAAGAATCCTGAAAGTGTTAAAGGTATTGCCAAAGAACTAGATAAAGCAGTCGAAATGCATAAGAGTCAAGCAAAGAGGCTCAGAAAATCTGGTGTCTCTGAAGAAAAAGAAGAATCTAAAGTCGGTGGTGGCAACTTAAAAAAACTTACGGCAAAAGCGGTAAAAAGAATTGATGCCGACGTAGATGGTGATGTAGACGGTAAAGATTCAAACAAAGCTGGATTTGGTGAGTTTGTTCCTTCTGCAGATGGGAAGACGAAGATTAAAACTAAAATTCAAAAAGAAGATTATATTTCAAACTGGAGAGAAGAAATTATTGAGGGTAAGGACGAAGATGATACTGATAAAGACATTGATGTGATGAAGGGTAAGAATAAGATAAAGGTTATGCCTGAACTTGGTGAGTCTGCTGAAGTTTGTGAGAAGTGTGGAAAGAACCCTTGTGAATGTGATAAGGAAGATCCTCGTGGTATGAATACCAAAGTCAATCTTATGAGAAATAAGTTGAGAGCAATGGGTCTTAAGATGTCTCATGAACCAGAAGGTGAAATGATTGAACAGGTAAAACCTGAAAAGAAAGAAGATGAAAAAAAATCTGAACCATCTACATCTGGACCAACTGCAGACGAAAAGCAGATGATTGCCAAGAAAAGGCAAATGATGCTAAAGACTCAAATGATTCAAAAGCAAAAGTTAAATCTTCAAAAGCAAGGTAAGTTACCAATTACTTCTGAAGCAACTGAAGATTCTTTAAGAGATCGCCGCATGGAGCGTGGTGGTGTTGATGGCAACAACCGTTACGACAAACCAGTTAGCAACACACCGAATACATTTGGTAAGAAACCTGGTCAAAAATATGATGGTATGTCTGCACTTGAGAAAGTAAAGGCAAGCATCCGTGCCAAGCATGGACAGGGTGCAATCATGGACACCAAGAAGAAGTAATGCCTGCCGTATCTAAAGCACAGCAGAAGTTCTTTGGGATAGTTCGTGCTATCCAAAAAGGTGAGATGGCACCGACGACTCCTGAGACTGCAAAGGCAGCTGCCGATATGAAAAAGAAGGATGTGAAAGACTTTGCATCTACTAAACATAAGAAACTTCCTGAGAAGAAAGTGGCGAAGGAAGGTTATTATGGTATGGCTGGTGGCATGGGTTCATCTAGAAGTAAAAATTTACGAAATGATCCTGACAATCAAAAATCAAAAGAAAAGGTTGATTCTTTGTTAGCTGCTGTCAGAAGAGGTAGAGAGAAAAGAAAGAAAGAGATAAAGACGAATGAAGGCAAGTGAATTTCTAATAAGGATTGATATATAGTATTAGTAATTGAGATTTACCATGCTTGCATTCCTACTACCATTAGCATCCAAAATCATTAAAGATGCCATTTCAAATATTCCTGAAAATGAAGAACTCGGTGAGAAGATGGTTGAGATCTGTCTTGTTATTCTTTCTAAAGCAGTTAAGTTGACTAAAACTGATATGGACGATAAGCTTTTAGAAGTTGTATCTGCTGCTATTAAGAACCGCGAAGAGTGAGTTTTATAAATATCTTTATATAAGATTAAAAGGAACGGAAAATGTCTCTTTGGGGAACCTCAGACTCTGTTTATTCAACAGGCAATGTCACCACTATCACTACTGCTGGTGTTATTACAGGAAATGGCACTACCTGGACTTCGGGTAACGGTGTTGTTCCTGGATTAGTAATAACTATGGGCACAAAAGGAAGTGGTGTTATTAAGAGTGTAGATTCTGCTACACAAGTAACATTAGCAAGTGCTTCTGGTGTTACCGCAGATAGCGGTCTTACTCAGTCATATAATATTAATGCTGCACCAAAATCAACAGTTGTTGATACTAATTATGATGGTAATCAAATTTTTGGTGTAAGTGAAGCAGAACAACTTGCTGCTGTTGATGACGGATCTCAATACAAACCAGCACATGCTGGTTGGGTTGGAATCTCTAGTTACACGGATATGCATGGTAATACTAGAGTTAAGACTGAAACCTTGGTTGCAGGAAACTTCATTACTGGTGATGCTGCAGACGATACCATCCTCCCAGATAGCTGATAATAAATTTTGATATTATATGAAATTTGATGACTTGAATGAAGATAACTACCTGTTATTTGCTATAAAATTCTACGATAATCCTCAAGCAGTCACTAAAGACGATTTTGAGGATGATTTAAAAAGAATAAAGTATGTAAAAAGGTTGCTCAAGAGATATAAGAATACTGGTGTTCTAAAAACACACCTAATTCTTAATCATATTATTGTGTTATTTAATGTTTTTAATGAAGCAACAGTTCCTCTTCTTTTTTATAACTTAGAAGAAGATCTTTGGCCAGCAATTAAAAGTTTCCTATTATATCTAAAAAGAATTCCAGAATATCCAAAAACATATATTCACGGAATACCCGAAGATATCTATTGTATACAAGAGTTAAATTCTATCTGATGGATATTAATAAAATTATTGGTATCGTTCGCAATTTAAAAGAAGATGCAATGGCAAACACCGTTGGTGGTGGAGCAATTGCTGGAACTGCAGAAGCAGGAGATGATCCTCCTGTGTCTAAGAAGAAAAAGAAACCACCAATCCTTGGTAGGGGATTAATGCCTGGTGCAAGAACTCGTTGGAAAAAAGGACTCGAATAATGTTCTCAGATTCAAAAGTTGCTCAGTTAGAAACGAAAATAGATATCTATGAGGAACTTTCCAGAGAGATGCTGGCAAAGTTAGAGACGGCAGTTGATAAAATATCTGAAGGTAACGCAAGAATTGCTCAGATTCTGGCAAAGCACGACGAAAGAATTGAGCAAAGTATTAAGAGTGATGAACTCATCATCAAGATGATTGATGAGATTAAAGAAAGCAGTGAAAAAAATTATCAAATTATTCATGGTAGAATTGATAAAATACAAGAAGAACTAAAAACTTTTTCAAAGTTTAGGTGGCAGATAGGTGGTGTTCTAATTGTTGGAGCACTTCTTATTAGTGCAGGTAGCAGACTGGCACCCTCCTTCTTGACTCCACCAGCACAGCAGGTTATACTGGGTAGATAAGAATAACCTTTTTATAATGGATCTGGTTGACGCGAAATATATTAGTCTAGTTTCTTCGCGACTACAAAAATTTAAGAAGGTCAAATCAGATCTTTATAACTTCCGTTGTCCTATCTGTGGAGATTCTCAGAAGAACAAGAATAAGGCACGGGGATACATGTATGTTGTTAAGAACAACACTAACTTCAAGTGCCATAATTGTGGTGCTAGTTTGTCTTTTAATAATTTTCTAAAGAAGATTGATACCACACTGTATAAACAATATACCCTTGAGAAGTTCAAAGAGGGTCATACTGGTAAAAACTTTGTTATCGATGAACCAGAATTTAATTTTAAGAAACCAATATTCAAGAAAAAATTAAATTTACCAAAAGCATCTGAGAATGATATTTCTAAAGAATATCTAACTAAACGTAAACTTGATCCAGATAAGTTTTATTATGCTGAAAAGTTTATGGAGTGGTCAAATACACAGAAACAAATGTTTGATCGTATTGGTAAAGACGAACCAAGAATTATAATTCCACTCTATGATGAATCCAAAACTTTGATAGGATTTCAAGGTAGAGCACTCGTATCATCTTTCACTAAATATATCACTATTATGTTAGATGATGAAGCGCCGAAACTTTACGGACTTGATAAAATTGATAAATCAAAATCAATCTACATCGTTGAAGGACCCTTCGACTCCACGTTCGTGGAAAACGCTGTTGCTATGTGTGGGTCCGATGTTGATATTGGGTCGTTTGATTGGAGCGATTATATTTGGGTTCTTGATAATGAACCACGCAACAGAGAAATCGTTACCCGAATTTCAAAACTCATCGATAGAGGACACAAGGTAGCAATTTGGCCAAGCAACATTATAGAGAAAGATATTAACGATATGGTCCTTGCTGGACATGATGTAATGTCTATGTTAAAATTGAATACATATTCTGGTTTAGAAGCAAAAATTAAATTCAACAGTTGGAAAAAAGTATGAGTAACGGAACGAAAGTTGTTAAGAGAAATGGCAAAACTGAACCTCTTGATTTAAATAAACTCCATGTAATGGTGGAAGAATCTTGCAAAGATCTTGCAGGTGTATCTGCTTCTCAAGTTGAGATGCAGTCTGGAATTCAATTTTATGATGGCATCAGTACGTCAGAAATCCAAGAGATTCTGATTCGTTCTGCGTCTGATCTGATTGATCTTGATCATATTAACTATCAATTTGTAGCGGCACGTCTGCTTCTGTTTGCATTACGTAAGCAACTTCATGGTAGAATGCATGATGTCCCCACTGTCAAGGCACACGCCGAACGTTGTGTTGCCCGTGGAGTATATGATGCAGAGATTCTTGATCTTTACTCTGATGAGGAGTTTGAGAGATTAGAATCTTTTATTGATCACCAGCGTGACTACCTCTTCACCTACGCTGGTCTTCGTCAGGTAGTTGATAAATATCTCGTTCAAGATCGCAGCACTGGAGCACAATACGAGACTCCTCAATTCATGTATCTCATGATTGCTGCAACTATTTTTTCAAAGTATCCAAAAGAAACACGTCTGGATTACGTAAGGAAGTACTACGATGCAATCTCACGACACAAAATCAACATTCCCACACCTATCATGGCAGGGGTGCGAACTCCACTTCGACAGTATGCTAGCTGTGTTCTTGTTGATGTTGATGACACCCTCGATAGCATCTTTTCTAGTGACATGGCGATTGGTAAGTATGTTGCTCAGCGTGCAGGAATCGGTATCAACGCAGGTAGAATCCGTGGCATCAACGCTAAGATCCGAGACGGAGAGGTTCAGCATACAGGTGTTGTCCCCTTCCTCAAAAAGTTTGAATCAACTGTCAGATGTTGCACTCAAAACGGGATCCGAGGTGGGTCAGCTACTGTCCACTTTCCTATCTGGCATCAAGAGATAGAAGATATTCTAGTTCTTAAGAACAACAAAGGTACAGAAGACAATCGCGTAAGAAAACTTGATTACTCTATCCAAATCTCGAAAATCTTTTATGAAAGATTTATTCAAAACAAAGAAATCACCCTCTTCAGCCCTCACGATGTTCCAGGTCTGTATGATGCTTTTGGGACTCCTGACTTTGACGACCTATATGTGGGTTATGAACGAGATGAGTCTGTTCCAAGAAAAGTTATCAGTGCTCAAGAACTCTTTCTGGACCTCTTGAAAGAAAGAGCAGAAACTGGTAGACTGTATATCATGAACATTGACCATTGCAACTCTCACTCATCCTTTATGGATAAAGTTGAGATGAGTAATTTATGTCAAGAGATCACACTTCCAACTAAACCACTACAACACATTGACGATGAAGATGGGGAAATTGCTCTCTGCATCCTTTCTGCTATTAATATTGGTAAAATTAGGGATCTGGAAGATCTTCAAGTTTTGTGTGATCTTGCTGTTAGGAGTCTTGATGAACTCATTGATTTTCAAGGATACCCCGTCAGAGCAGCAGCAATTACCACAAGAGCCCGCCGTTCACTTGGAATCGGTTACATTGGACTAGCACACTATCTTGCTAAGAACGGTGTTAATTACAATGATTCTGAGGCGTGGAAACTTGTTCATGATCTTACTGAAGCATTCCAATATTATCTAATTTCTGCTACAGTAGATCTGGCAGAAGAAAAAGGTGCTTGTGAGTATAGCAGCCGAACTAAGTATGGTAATGGAATTCTTCCGATTGATACATATAAGAACGATGTTGATGAAATTGTTGCAAACGAATTGAACTATGATTGGGAAAGTCTTCGAACACGGATTATTACCCACGGAGTTAGGAACTCAACATTGTCTGCTCAGATGCCATCGGAGAGCAGTTCCGTTGTGTCAAACGCAACAAATGGAATTGAACCACCTAGAGGATATTTGTCCATTAAGAAAAGCAAAAAGGGACCACTCAAACAGATTGTTCCGCAATACGCGACTCTTAAAAACAATTATACCCTTTTGTGGGATATGCCTAGTAACGCTGGGTATATTAATATTGTTGCTGTAATGCAGAAGTTCTTTGACCAAGCAATCAGTGGCAATTGGAGTTATAATCCAACCAACTATCCTGATAATGAGGTTCCGGTGTCAGTTATGGCACAAGACCTTCTGACTACATACAAATACGGTTGGAAGACCTCTTATTATCAAAACACCTACGATATCAAAACTGACGAAGTTGATGAAAGCAACAAGTCAGAACTTGATGATTTAATTTCACAATTACAACAAGCCGAGGAGGAAGACTGTGAGTCTTGTAAGATTTAAGACGAACAAAGAGGAAAGACCAATGGTCGATTCTATGACGGTATTCAACGCAGAAGAGGTAGACACTAAAAAACAACCGATGTTCTTCGGTAAACCGTTAGGTATTCAGAGATACGATTCTTACAAGTATCCAATTTTTGATAAACTTACAACACAACAACTGGGATATTTCTGGAGACCTGAAGAGGTATCCCTCCAGAAAGACCGTGCGGACTATCAGACATTACGTCCTGAGCAAAAGCATATCTTTACTTCTAATTTGAAGTATCAGATTATGTTGGATTCTGTGCAAGGGCGTGGTCCTGGTATGGCATTCATTCCTTACTGCTCTCTTCCTGAATTGGAAGCGTGTATGGAAGTTTGGGGATTCATGGAAATGATCCACAGTCGCTCCTACACACATATCATCAAGAACATCTATCCAGATCCTTCAGATGTGTTTGATCATATTCTGAATGATGATCGTATTGTAGAACGTGCTATGAGTGTTACGGAAGCATATAATGACTTCATTAATGCTGCTCATCAGTATGATAATTCTAATGATTGGCAACATGCATTAGAGCAAGTCCCCTATGCACTAGAATCAAGGTATGAACTCAAGCGCAAACTCTTCAGAGCAGTTGCAAACGTTAATATTCTTGAAGGTATTCGCTTTTACGTATCCTTTGCTTGTAGTTTTGCTTTTGGCGAACTCAAACTTATGGAAGGAAGTGCAAAGATCATCTCCCTGATTGCCAGAGATGAGAATCAGCATCTTGCCATTACTCAGAATATTCTGAAGAAGTGGCGTGAAGGTGATGATCCTGAGATGGCAAGAATCTTCAAGGAAGAAGAGCAATGGTTGATTAAGACTTTTGATAATTGTGTTAATCAAGAAAAACTTTGGGCAGAATACCTGTTCAAAGATGGATCTATGATTGGTCTGAATGATAAACTGCTGCAGCAGTATGTTGAATGGATTGCCAATCGTAGAATGAAAGCAATTGGACTAAAACCAATCTATGACATACCCGCAAAGAATAACCCACTCCCCTGGACGGAACATTGGATTTCGTCGAAGGGTCTTCAAATTGCTCCTCAAGAAACTGAGGTTGAGTCTTACATCGTTGGAGGAATCAAACAAGATGTCAAAGCAGATACCTTCTCAGGATTTAGTCTTTGATTCATATGCAGCATATAGGGAAGCAGCAAAATCAGATGCTTTCCTATTTGGTGACTATGATGGGTATCAAGCATTTGAAGATTTAGACAAAGAGGGGTAACACCCTCTTTTTTTATAAATAAAAATACGCAATAATTGATTAAAACGATGCAACCTGCAGATATTAGATCACTTACCGAAGCATATCGAGGTATTTACGAAGAGAAAGTAGAACTTACTGAAGAACTTCTCGATGAAACTTTTGACGAATTAGTTGATGAGTTCATTGAAGAAGGTTATGAAGAAGAGGAAGCACTTTCCCTTTTAGAAGATGCAACCGACGCTTATCTTGAAGAAGCAAAGGTGACTTTTGGAAGTGATACTGCTCCTATGAGAGCGTCTGGTGCTCCTGTAGGTGCTAGAAGAAAGTATGGTAAGAGAAGGGCAGGTGATGCACTGAAGGCAGCAGGAAGTGCTGTAAAGGGTGCCGTTGACGGTGCTAAGAAAAAGGCATCTGCTGCTAAGGCAGGTGCTCAGATTGCTGGTTCTATCGCTAAGGATGAGGCAAGGAGAGCAGGACGTAAGGCAGCACTTGCCGTTACAAGCGCACCTGGCAAGGCAAAGGCGGCTGTTGATAAGAAGAAGCAAGAAACCAAGAAAGGTATCAAGGGATTCATCAAACGTCAGGCACAGAAAGTTGTCAGTCGTATGAGTGAAGAGGTTGTGGAGACTGAAGGTTATCAACCAATGACTCCTGAACGCAAAATGCGTGTTGATAAGGCAAAGAGAAATGCATATGATAATGATCAACGTGCTCAGCATCAAGGTGATTCTGCAGAAGCAGATAAGCAGTTCAAGCGCCGTATGGCAATGGACAGCAAAACTAAGATGAAAAGAGAAGAACTCGAAGCAACTGGACTGTTCTCCGAGAAGGAAATTGCTGCTATAGAAGAAGCAATGTCATCTTACGACAAGAATCGTAAGAGGGCAGCACAAAGAGCAGCAGACAGAAATGCTGCCAGAGCAGCAGGTAAAACTGGTGTAGTTCCTGGTGTGGGTTATGTAACTCCTAATAAGGAGAGAGAAACTTATACAGATGAAAAGGGCACCACGCGCCATAAGTCTGGTGCAAAAATGCCCTAAGATAAATTATAAAAAAATGTTAAGCAGGGTTCATACCCTGCTTTTTTAGTCTCTAGTTACTGATTTTTTAACAATCACATCACCTTCAATAATACGAGTGTTCTCCCCATCTTTGTGGAGATATAAATCGTAGTAATATCTTCCTGCCTTTAGTGCTGCAGTTTGTGCCGCAGTTAAACTGATTCTAATTTTACCGTTTACAGAGTCAGTAATTGTTGTTGAAAACGAGGTTGATGTTGTTGAACCTGCATTCTTTTTAAACTTTGATATGACAGTATATCCGGTAAGATTAAGTGCTCCTCCGTCATCTGCAAGAGTAAAAATTTGAGCAAAATCAGTTCCAGTATGGAATAAAAGATTAGTTGTGTAAATTGAATTTGTGATTGCCATTAGAAAACTTTATTAGTTTACGATGTTATACCAACTCTTACTAATGCTGTTCCCTCTACAGCAATTGATTTATTGGGTGATGCCGTATCTACGTCTTTAGTCAACATTACATCATAAACATATCTTCCTTCTTTCAATGCTGCGGTAATAGTAGAGGCAAGAGAAAGAACAATCTCACCTTCAGCAGCACTAGTAATTCCAACAGCAAACTGTGCAGAAAGAGTGGAAGATTCTGCATGTTTCCTCATCATAGAAGTCACAGCATACCCAGTCAGATTCAGTGGAGTGTTTCCACCAGAATCAGTAATTGTTAATGGTAATTGAAATTCGCAACCAGAGGGAATAACAATATTGTTTGCATATACTGCCATTTATTATAAGTCTTTATCAAGTATTTATCAAGGGGTTGACAAAAGTTGATTCCATGACTAGAGTTGGTTTGTTGCATTCAAAGATAAATAATAGCTTATTACGACTCTGTAAATGAGCTTTGAACTAAATAATATATCAGATTATGAAAATCCTTGGATATACTTGGAACGAACTTTTAATACTGATGATGTTGGGGACTACTTTGGTTTTGTTTATCTCATTACCAATAAGTCAAATCAACGACAGTACATTGGGAGAAAGTATTTTTGGTCGTTTAGAACACCACCTGGAAAAAAACGAAAAGTAAAGCAGGAATCCGATTGGAAGAAATATTACGGATCCTGTCCTGAATTAAAAGAAGATCTCAAACTATACGGAAAAGAGATCTTCAGTAGAGAAATTTTAAGTTTACACATAACAAAAGGCACCTGCAATTTCGAAGAGACCAAGCAGTTGTTTTTAAATAATGTTCTATCAGAAGCACTTGACGACGGAACGCCCGCATATTATAATAGCAATATTCTTGGGCGATACATGCGTAAAGATTATGGTAACTTTAGAAGAGACTCTTCAACTAACGCATGATTGGGCAGTAGATCGTATACATATTCTCTGCGATAGAGAAAATCAAGATCTTTTATTAAACATTGAAGATGCTCATGCAATCCAAAGTGAATTCTCTGAGTGGTTAGATCCAAATATTGATGATCACGATATTTACTCACTAGAATACTTAGGGGAAGAAGATGACTAATCATCACGGTCCATCTAATAGTTTTAAAAAACAAATATTACAAGAATGTAAAAGACTTATAGATCAAGGAAAGTTTATTGAAGCAAATCATTTATTTCAAATTTACTTTCCAAAAGATAGTTTTCATGACCTTGACAAAATCTATATCAGATGCTAGTATAATGTCGTAAATTAAATCGGATGGTTATGAAGATGGTGGGTAATGCCCTCATAGCATCTGCAATTGCAGTAACCGCTACAGCAAGTGTTCCAATTTTTGTAACATCACCACCACCTGTTCAAACTCATGTGGTAAATTTGGAGCAAGAACAAACTTGGAAATGTCCTGGATGTACGCCTGAAGAAAAGCACGTCCTGGCAGCACTACAAGAGTATACAAAAATCTCTGATCGTAATGCTCTTGCTACGATCATGGGAAACATTCAACAAGAATCTAAATTTATTGCTAACATCTGTGAAGGTGGTGCTCGCGTCTCCTATACTGAATGTAAGACTGGTGGATTTGGTTTGATTCAGTGGACTTCTATCGGTCGCTACAAGGGTCTTGGAAACTTCTGTGCCAAGTATGTTTGTGACCCCAGTAGTCTGGAAGGTCAGACTCGTTGGATGATTAACGAACCCATATTCCAACGTGTTCTTCCACAATTTGAGGGTGGTGGACAAACTGTATCCTATTATATGAAACCTGCATATATTTGGTTGGGATGGGGGATAAAGGGTAATCGAGAAAATTACTCATATAACTATAGTAAGCAATTGATTCTGGCATGATTGAACGATTTGTAGAACTCTTTAAAAGGAAAGGGGAACTCAAACAAAAAGTTGAAACACAAACTACAATCCTCCAGAAAAAAGCAGGCACTTTCAAAATGGAATGTGCTATTGAGGAAGATGATGTAAAATGTTCTGAAGACAATGCATCTCCAGTTGTAGGTGTTCCTGCACCCACATATCTCAAAGATGATACCTGGTTTGGTCCTGCTCCTATCAAGTCTGAAAAGCAACTTGATTATATGGAGCAGGAAACTCTCATTAAACAACAACAGTATCAACAAAATGATTTTCTTGAATCTGAAAATATTCATGAAATGATGTATCAAATCTCAACACAAAATTGGAACACTGTAGATGAAAGTCAAGGTGGTTCTGAAAACTTTCAGGAAGGACCTGGTGGTTTACAATCTGGTAATCGATGGAGCACTTTTAAAAAATGAAAAAATTTATTCTTGGTATGATGGTAGCAGTTTCTTTTGGAACTCCTGCTTTTGCTGATCCCAAACTCACCAAGGGTTTTAATACTATGGACGCAATGGGGTGTATGCTACTTCGCGAATGCACCGATGGAGTCGATAAAATCGAGAGTATTGCAACTATTGTTAATGAGTATCCCAATACTAATTTTGATTCTGTTGCTGACGAGTTCAATACAATGCTCGTCGCTCTTGAGCAGGTCGGAGTTGGGGTGTTTTTAGCAGACCAGAAGTATTTTCCTAATGAGCATCGTGGTGTTTATCATACTGTTGGTAATAACTTCTTCCTGAATAAGAATTATATGGACAGCACCAATTATTTGATGCAAGTAATGCGTCATGAAGGGTGGCACGCTGCACAAGATTGTATGGCAGGAACCATTGATAATAGTTTGATTGCTATCATTATGCCTGAAGATTCTGTTCCTATCATCTGGCGTGTGTTAGCAGAACGCACATATCCTAAGAATGTTGTGCCATGGGAAGCAGAAGCAGGTTGGGCAGGTCGAACTGAGCATATGACTATGAAAGCACTTCAAGCATGTGCTGCCGGTGAGATGTGGAATGTTTATTCCCCAACTCCATTGACACGCAAGTATCTAATTAAAGAAGGTTATATTTCTAAATAAAGATGCGTTGCTCCATACGGAATGCCAGAGGAAGTTAAGACGGAAGAATCTAAAGAATCTAAAGATCCTAAGAAAAAAGGTATTCTTGGGAAATTAAAGGAAGCAGCAGATGATAAGGAAGAACAACTTGCAATTTTGTCTACTTTTGTCCGCCTTGGTATTCTTGTCTGGTCTGGGGGAATACTCACGTTGGCGTACATCAAACTTCCACCTGCACTCGGTATACCAGAGCAAAAACTAGACCCAACTTTTATTGCCAGTGTCTTTACCGGAGTTTTAGCAACCTTCGGGGTTCAGGCAGCAAAGAAAGCAGGAGAAGGTGGTGGTAATGGTGGTGGTATAAGTAAAGCAGATATGGAAAGATTGATTGCTGCAGCAGCACAAACTGCACCTGCACAAACTATTCGTATTGAACAGGCACCTGTACAAATAACACAGGCACCTCCAAAGTCCGATGAATCTTACAAGATGTAATTATGGGTAATCAAAAATCGCCATTTAAGTGGGTAGTTCTGACAGTGGGGACACTGTTTGGGATTGCTCATATTGGTGTCTTGGGTCATTTGATTAATAATAAATCAATCAATTATCCAGATATTCATTTCCCAAATGGTGACTATTCATCTTATAATGTTGAGGGTAATCGAGACGGGTATAGGATTGAATATAAAGCAAACGACCCTGCTATTTTAGAATCGAGTAGAAGTCTTCAACTTAATAAAGATAAGCGTGGTTGGTTTGGACCAACTACTGAAGATCGTCGTGAGTATCGCAGTGATCAATATACGATGGACGGCACCCGCAATATGGGAGGTGCAGTTGATGCTGAGGGAAAGTCCCTTGCAAAAAGCGAAGAGTGTATCAGGGCGGACGCTGGCGCACAGAGTCAAGGTGCGATGGCGGGAACCGCAGTTAGTGCTGGTCTAATCGTCCCTGCAGTTAGTGGTATTCCTTATATTGGATGGTTGGCATCTGGATGGGCATTGCTCTTAGGTAATAATGCAGGTTCAAAACTTGGTGCCGAAATTGGTTCTGTATTTAATGATTGCTAATGAATTTTGAATTAGATTTGGAGGATTATGCAATTATCCTCAACGCATTACACTACTATAAGAAGGTCGAGAAACGAGGAAACTTCAAACAGTATAATGAAGAACGCATCAATCAATTAAGAGATAAGATGGCATATCAACTAATACCATCTCCGAGTAGTGGTAATAGATTGTGAGTGCTGTATTTGTATTTGGATTTGTGATACTACTCACTATAGGAATGGAACTTACCTGGTCAGTTAAGAAATGAATTTATTATTACGTCCTCTTGATAATCCAGCTGATCCTGTATGGTCAGTGATCATCTGTGTGATACTTGCAGTCATAGGTGCATTATTTGTAATTATATACATACTAAGAGAAGCATTTGCTGAATTGGACAATGGCAGATCAAATCAACCAAAAAGACGCGAATCAGGACCAGCAGATAGCACTCCTAACACATAGGATTGAAGATGCTGAGAAAACTCAAGAAGAGTTTCGTGACAGGATTCGTAAACTAGAAAGGTGGGTTTGGGGTGCTGGTGCCGTCATATCAGCAGCAATCACAATTATTGGTTTAGCAATGGCAGCAGATGCCAAGGAGATTACCTATGGGAGCAATGACACCACCAAGCAGGAAATCCTGCTACAACTTCCGAGTAACAGAGATTAATCGTGTTCTTGATGGCGATACTATCGATGTCACTATTGACCTCGGGTTTGATCTATACAAGAAAGAAAGAGTTAGAGTTGCAGGAGTTGATACACCGGAGAAAAGGACGAAGAACTTAGAGGAGAAGGCACTTGGAATCGACGCAACCAACTGGCTCAAAGAGAAACTCGAAGGCACGTTGGCTGGTGATGAT